CACCGCCCGAATCACGCTTTCGTCTTCTGTCGGGTCGTCTGCATAGTTAGCCAAAGGGCGTCCGCGCTCTACCCCCTGAAATCTGCCGTTTAAAGGCTGGTCTAAAGGCTTTCTGATAGTTCCATCATCTCTCGCCTCTGCAAGGGCTAAACCGCGAGATAAAACGCCTTCCACGGCACGATCGGCAACAGCATCCCGGTCAAACTCTATAATTGCATCTGACTGTCCGTAAGCTGGGTTAGAAGCTCGCCGCATGACCTCTTCCCCTACGTGTTGCATTAACTGCTGACGGTAGCTGTCGATTAATTCGGGGTTTACCGTTGCCCTTTCGGGGTCTTTCTCTCGCATCAGCGATTCAGCAGTGTCCCGAAAGGCTTCCCCTGGATCTTTCTTGAATGATGACTGCCAGCGCTGGGACTGCTCGACTGCTAGCTTCCGCCCTTCATCAATGGCTTTTTCTGCCACTTTGGTGGCAATAAAATTTTTGACAACATTTCCGGCACTCCAGCGGGCGATCGCCACACCTACCCCGCGACTTAAAGCCCCCGCCGCCACATCGATCAAAATGGGAATAATTAGGAGTGTCATTGGTTAAACCTGTATTTTATAATATAATGGCTATCTATGACAGCGAAAACCTTTGCTATATGGAAGTTTTAGCGCGATCGTGTTAAACTATTTACAACCTGTAGCAAGCGTGTAAAATGACCAATAAAACAGCAATAAACTTTCCGATTACTATTACGGTTGATTTAAAAACTGAACCGACCGATTGCTTTTTTACTCTTGATTGTGGCTGCAATTGGTGTCCGGGATGGGTTATAGGCGATGTCAGACTCCCTTTAACTTATCCTTTTAGCGCTTATTGCCTGCTATACGATGCGACTGGTTCTACCCATTGGGTACAAAGAAGCAAAATTAAATATAGGGGCGAGTCAGAAAAATTTAATTATCACCGATATCAATCAGAATTTGACTGGCAGAAATGGCGGACTTTTCCTAAGGTTGACGAGCATTTCATTCCCAAACCTGAGAACGTCTGGAAAGAGTCAGACGTACTTAGTAGTGATGAGCATTTTGACTTTTAAGACTCTTTCCAGACATTAAGCTTAACTTATCTTCTTTTTACGGCTGCATTTCTTAAATTGTCTTTTTCGTCATTTGTTGGCACTGCCGAAACAGGACGATCGCCAGATTCTAGCAAATTATCTTCGAGGGCTTCACTTGGTAGACCTTCAACAGCTACTGTAAACTCTGGCGTCGATTCAACCTGTGGCGCTGTTTTCTCTTGTGGCAAAATCCCCAAACGCCTCCCTTCCGCAATTATCATGTCTGATGTTATTTGTGATTCGGGAATTAAAATTGCTGCTGGTGTTGTTACATTTACCGGAGTGATTGTCACTTTAAATGCTTGTGCCTTGTCGCCGGATATGTTTAACGTCAGTGTTTGTACCGTTGGTATTGGTTTTGCGTCTATTTCTGGCGTTTCTCCTGGCGTATCTTTTGGGATTTCCGCTTCTGGAATTGGCGTTGGGCTTACTATAAGAGTCATAGGGTCATCCCCCGCAACTCCATGCTGAGTAGTTACCAAAGCTCCCTGGTTTGTCCAAAAAGTAAAGTCAGGGTGTTTTTTCAAAGTTTCTAATGTCTCAGTTGAAACTTTGTTTTCCCCTGACTTTAACACGATCGCATCAAAGTTTATACTCCCGCCCTGCTGAATTGGAGGAATGTATTTTTCGGGATAAAAAGTGATTGTTGTTGTTAAAGTGTCGGTCATGTTTTTTGGGGATGTTTGTATTGTTATTATAGCCGATCATTCCCAGCGCTGGGAATAAAACCAAAGATTTTAAACAGATTTTGAAGTGCTGAACATTTCAAGCTCTAACCTTTCCCCAAAAGCTTCGGAGTAAGCGGGCATCGAAGTACGATCAATGCTGCGTAACGTAAAAGGGAAATTACGCCCGCCAATCGTGCAATTTCCCGAAGATCCGGGGACAATCCAAGCTGGCAAAAACTTAGGATTCATTGCGTGTCCGCGATAGATTTTGCTCTGCTGTCCCTGTCCGGGACTGGGAGTAAGTTCTATGCTGTTAATTATGTATAAATGTGCCGTTACGGTGAAAGCCTCCCGCCCTGTCGGATTACCAAATTTGTCAATCCCCGTCCCAAGCGACCTATTAAAAACTAATGGGACACTCTCGTGATCTGCTTTTAAAAAGTTTACACTGGGATGTGTTAAAGCTATTAACTCGCTTAAAGATTGTATCATGGCAATAACTCCTGAAGCTTTCAATCTAAAGTACAAAACACAATTTAGTCCCGCAATTTATACTGATTGGGTAACTGTAGCCGAAAGTCGTGCTGCGATTTTTCCCCCGCAGTTTCGTGTTTTAGCTACTGAATATTATTTAGGCTATTTACTGTGCATGACCTCAGCGGAACGTCAAGGTAATGAAGTAAAGCAGTTTGAGGTAAAACCCGAGGGGTATTCGGTGACTTACGATACAAGTGGAGCGGGCAAGTGCGATCGGTGGTTGCAATTTTTAAAACAATTAGGATTGTCGGCGGGCGTCCAAATTCCTGAGTTAAAAACTACAACCGTTCTTTATTCCAACCGCACCGAAAAATTTCGTTATGACTTTTAAATTTCTCCAGTTTTTAATTGAGTAATTCTGGTATTTAAACTTGTTCTAATTTTAGTTCGCTGTTCGACTGCGAGCCAACTTTCCAGGGTTGAAATATCCGCAGTGTTGTTGACAAGTTTTATGGCGTCTGCATCTTTGTATTGCAACAAATCAATTATTTCTGTGTTAGCTAAAGGGTCGATTGTTGCTGGTTGCTCACCAACAATGTCTAAAGCTCCCACTTCGCTATAACGTTGATAATCAGGGTGAATTTGCAACTGTTGCAACTCTTCGGGACTTAACTTGTTAGTCCCTGCCGTCAGCAAGATTTGGTCAAACCCTAATCTTGCTGTTTCGTGCATTTTAGGAATGCACCTGTCAGGGTAAAAAATTACAATTGCGGGCATTATTTAATTCCTCAGAGCGATCGGATAGAACAATTTAATTTCAAGAATTACGCTACTTTAACAGTATTAATGTAGCGAATCCCACTCGGATCTGTAACCATTGTGGCGCTTGACGCGCTAAAGAATGGAAAAACTCGCGTCAAATTTTGAGTGGGACTCAAAAACCTTTCATCAACTAATTGAGCTACCTTATTCTCAATTCTTCGACTTACTACTGATTGATCTTTGGTGTAAACAACCAATCGATCGCGGTTGGTTCCCGTTGGAAAAACTCGGTATCTTTCCAGAATGTCTGAAGAACTGTAAGGCGTTGTGACAATTTCTAGAGGATCTCGATTTTGCAAGCGCAATTGATCCGATGCTGCCTGAATAGCTGACACGCTGCCATTAATCGGATTAAGTGCTTGCGCTGCAAGCACAAGCATTTTTTGAGGCATCAGCAATGTAGTAGGTGCGAGAATAGTTTCCCCGTCATTACTTAGCCCCGAACTTAACACCAGATCGACTAAAAATGCTACCCACTGCGCGTAGGTAGCCGTGTTTGGGTTAAAACTGCTGTTAACAGTAGAAACGCGAGGGTTATTATAAAGCCCTGTATGTCCGAGTGCAGCTTCACCAATTGCTGCAAATCTGTTTAGCCTGTGAGCGATCGCAAATCTGACCTTATCAATTTGCTGGTTTTCGACCTGGCTGTCTATGCCTAGTCTGAGCATTTTTCGCAATTGCTGCCAGCTTACAGAATAACCTTTTGCTGCTAACACTACCCCTACTTTGTCGGTTGTCAAGCCAAACGGCGTCAAAGGAATGTCACTTGCCCCAGGAGCTAGCAAAATCGCCTCTTCCCCCAGGTTTCCGCTTGCATACAAGTTTCCGACTTCTTCTTCGCCCGGAGGCAGGTCGGGAATTGTCGGGATTAACGTGCCATTTTCAAATGGCAAATTAGGAAACCTGTAATTAGTTCTGACTTGTAATTTTCTAGCCAAAAACAACCATAAATCGCTTGCCATCTTTTCTCCTTATTCCATGCAATTTGGAACTTAATAAATGTGTTACTTACTAACCGAAAACAGCGCGGTTTATTGCCCTAATTGTTAATAGAGATTAGGGCAAATTTAACGATACATTTGCTACTTGCGGTGTTGCTGCTGTTGCTCCGTTAGTTGACGACAACCACCTGCAATTCGGCACAGCTACCACAGTAGCACCCGCAACATTAGTTCCGTAACCCTTTTGTAAAGGGTTTGCGGGATTAAAGGCTGCAAACACGGGATCTTGGGCTTTTACGTCCGTAAATACCCAGACACCGACCTGTCCTTTCCAGTAATAGCTTATTTGACTTTTGGGCGGGTAGCCATCCTCTATTGCTCTGATGCCAAAAAAAGCGAGTGAAACTCCCAGAATTATTGAATCTGCTGCTGCTGGAAGTATTACCCCGCGCCTTTCTAAGTTTTCTGGTGGGGTTTGGTTTGGCTGTGCTGCGACAAAAACACCCGGGAGAATTAATGCTGTAGCTTCAGCTTGCACGGCGGTACGTGCGCCATCTTCAGCACCTCCCATCACTAACTGTCCCGGCTCGTAAGCGTACCTGATGCCACTAAATACCATTGTTGTTACTCCTTGTTTTATGTGCGTCCCGATAGCTTCGGGCTGCTGGTGTTAATTCTTCCTCACCCGGATCTAGCGGATCGTTTGGCAATTCCAAATCTTCCGGTAGTTCGGGCGGGACTTGACTTTTCTGCGTATTGAGCAAAGGCGATCGCTTCGCTGCTGCATTGATGACTATTTCGATCGCCCTTAATTCGGCGGCGGGTTCATCAATTTTTAACAACTCTTCCAAACTGCGACCAAATAACTCAGCATACTCATGTCCCGGAAGTTTGGCAGCCGTTACAAGCTCGTCCGCTTGTGACTTTAACTTAACATACCTTTCTGTCAAATTGGCTTTTTTCTGGTATTCGTGAACTTGACCTTGCAGGGTTTCAACTTGCGATTTTAAGGCGTCTCTTTCACTCGTTACAGCGCTCAATTGAGATTGAGCCTCTGTATACTTCTGATTAAGTTCTAGGTACTCAGAACTGCGTTTAACGTCCTCGTTTCTATCTCCTGACATTTGGTTTATTACCTCTTGTACTTTTTTTAGCCCGATCGTCTGGATTAACTTAGGAATCGTGGTCGGCATTTGCTCAAATTCTTTGAGCGACCGTCCGATTCCTACTGTAGCATCCGCAGGTATGGAAACTGCGGATATCTCAAAAATTTCCCATTTAATAGCTTTAACTTTTTCCGGACTAACTAATTCAGCATCCCAACCAGTGCCGCTATATACAGCTTTTTCCAAAACTTCATATTCATAGACTCGGTACATCAAGCTGATGCCTTTGATTATTTCGTCTTGAATGTCTTGATAAAGTTGCTCTGCAGCAGGCGATCGGGAAAATTTTGCAGATGCGTAACCTCTACCGCCCCGCCAGTCAATCGAAGTAATGACGCCCCGCACTTCGTTAATGTTGTGGTTCCACAAAAATTGTATCAGCCCGTTTTGCAGGCGATCGCCTGCAATTGCGCTGGCATCGCATTTTAGGACTTCTTCGACTAGCTCCCAACGGCTCCAATCTAGCCGTACATAAGGCGTTTCGCTGGCAAAGCTAAAATCGACCGTTTTTAATCCATCTTTTTCGCTAACTTTTGCAGGTTCTAAAAACGATATATCTCTATAAAGTGTTTGTTGCATCTTTAATTGCTAATTCCCATACCTGGGAATGAAAGAATTTAACTATTCTAGCAGATAAAACCTATATTCCGGCTAGGTCTTTAATACGTATAACTGCCTCATCAGCCCCAAGTATTGATTGCTCAACTGTTTTGTTTAAGGCAGTGATAAGTCCGTTCGGATCGTCGGGTTCGTCCATCCTCAGCGGAAAATTGCCCCAATCGCCAATATTTCCATAGTTGAATTCAATAATTGGGCGTATCATCTCCTCAACCAATTTCTCCCCAAATATTCCCGCTTCCGTGCGGGAATTCATTCTCAAAATTTTGGTATGACCTGCATTTAAGTTTGAGTCCCCAGATCCCGATTCTCCTTGTCCCAAAATAGTTTCGGGGACAAGAAAACTCATCAAAATTGATTGTCTCAAAATTCTCAAAACAACAACAAAGAAATTACCATCAGTCTGTTGCTGGATTGCCTCAATCATATCCTCAATATCAATTACCATTACACCCGAATTACGAGCTTTCTCTAGGTTATCTAAAAATACTTTTGCCGATTCTTCCGTCCCCCGGCTGTTTTTTCCGACTAGCAGCGGTGTTGCTTGTCTTTGGGCTGCGATCGCCATTGCGACCATAACTAAACGGTACTGCTCCCAAAATGGCGTCGCCCTTTCAAGGGTTGCCACCCCTGCCGGGTTATTGCCAAAATTGAATTCTTCATCGTTTTTTATATGAATTACATCAGTCAAAAGTAAGTCTAAATCGCCTTTTTTAAAGCGAATCTCTAGCTCGCCCTTGTCGTTTACTTTGTATTTTATATAACGCGGATCTACCCAGTTTAAACCTGCTAATTCTGCTTTTTTTCCGACTATTTTATGCCATTTTTCAGTTACAGAAGCGCCACAATATAACGCGGACGCCATTTGACTCTGATAGGTCTTAAAAGATCCCGGTAAATTTTTAAGTTGTGTCCTGATATCCTCTTGAATTCCATCGTTAACGTGCTTGTAATCTTGCAAATAAGAAAGCATCAGCATAATGCGAACTTTTGCTGCTGCTGCTATCCACGGCTGTCTCAACATTGACACGTAAGTGTCCATCGATCGACTAGAACCGCTAGTAAAGTATAAACCGCTGCTGGTGTTAGTACCCCAACCAGCAGGAAACCAATCATCCATTACGTTTAACCCTAGACTGTTGGCTACCGTTGTTACCAATGGGGTCAGGGCTTGTGTCTGTAAAACTAATTGAGGCATTTTTTTTATCCCCTTGACAGGGTTATATCCTTGTATGCTATAGTATACTGACTTTGCAGTAAATTTTAATCAAGTTCATGGTAACACGCAAGATAGACCATAAAAAGGCTAAGGAAAAACAGCGGGACGCTACAATGCTAGATTTGTACCGTCAAGGGCTAACATATCCCCAGATAGGCGATCGCATAGGAATGACCGCAGAAGGCGTTCAAGCGCGAATTAGAACGCTCAAACAGCACGTTAAGAAACAGGAACCTACCCGCAGTTTGGAGGAATTGGAAGCACTCAGAAACCAAATCCGCGAACTCAGGAGTCAGGGTAAAGATATGTGGGAGATCGGTCGCGCGATCGGTATCACAAAACCTCAAGTTTACAGACATTTACAAGCAATGGGACTAATCTAATGGATTTTTGGACTGGTGATGTCATATTGAGCGAGTTTTGTCAATTAGGCAGTTATTTTTTACCTGGCACTAATATTGTCAAAAAAGAATCTGCCATACACTATCAAATTAGAACTGAAGATGGGTTGATTGTTGATTTTTGCCGGGTTTACCATCACACTTATCAAGTACCAGGTTTTGAACCTAAAAACATTATTCCTCACCCTTTTCCTATGGAATCAATCTACTGTATTGGAGAAAAAATAATTGTTTCAGGCAAGGTAATTCAAGAAACACAATCTATCATTTTACTTGAGTGTACCGGAATATCAGATAGTACAGCACAACAACAAATTAAGATTGCAGCAGAGGAGAGTTTTTAATGTATCTGATAGGCAAAAAATATCTGACTTTCAAAATTTCAAATTATTTTATCGGTGACGTGCTGCTTTATGTATCTCGAATTCCGAGACATGATTTTTTGTATGTTGAGCAAGCTTACCCTTCAAAACGTCCCGGAAAATTTGTCCTTATTAGCGATTTCATAATGGCTCACCACACAAACAAACTTAGAGCAAAAGCATCAGATTTTATATTTACGACTTTGGAATGGCGGGACAATGTTTGTATCCGCAGTGCCATTGAAAACAACTTGATCGAAGATTTAAAATACAACATAGATCCTCGGATAGTCAATGGGGAAGTGTGGACAAATACTGATTACTCACTTAACAAACTTGTTAACCAAGACCCCAATCTTCTACCGTTTGAGGAATACCCAGAATTGCCTTATGGAGTAACTGAACTCCCACCTTATGCGCCTCGAAACCAAATGCTTTTAACACCTTTAAGACCCGCCCGTCCGGACATCAGATTCCCTACTATGTTTTTCCTTAGCCAACTGCGACAAAACAAACCTATTTCTATTAGTTTGTCGGACAAACCAGTACGATCGCGCCGCGCCGGAGGCGTCAGATTTAAACTTAAATATTCTCAAATTCCCCGCAGGGACTATGTAGATGACTTTTGCTAAATGTCTTACCATTCCCAGCGCTGGGAATGATTAATCCTAATAGGTCGGGTGTTGGAACGGTCGCCCGACTTTGCCGTCTACGATATCTCGGTTGTGAACGAGATCGATACAGGCGAACGCCGCTGCCATTGCCATAATAGTGTCGTCATGCTCGGCGATCGCCCTTCGTTCTTCTTTCGAGAATTTTTTCATTTCAGAAACGCCAGCCCAAGTTTTAGGAAATTCGATTGTTTCTTCCTCTACCATTAGGGCAAGGCGATCGGTATTGATAATTTTGCTTGACTTAGTGCTTAACACTTTTTGAATGTTAAGTCCGGGCAATTTTTCCTGTATGTTCTCACAAACTACAGTCCCGCCCGAGTTACTTTCGATGCCAACAATCAGCTCCGGATACCGCCTAAAATAGGGCGCAAGCGCTCGAATTGATGTCGAGACAGGAGTGTTGTTTTTCCTGTATTCATACGCCAATTTATAAGGGACGCAGCTCACATCCCAAGCTTGCGCGACAAAGAAATCAGTACCGCCATAATTCGGGTCAATTCCCCACAAGTAGCGGCGTCCGTGGACGGGTAGAGCGAACGAGCCGATCGCGCACTTATCAACTTTTTCGGAATTGAATAACATTGCCTCTGCTTTTTTGACGTGCCAGTTTCCGTGCAGCAAACGATCGCGGTTGATGCTGTCTTGTGCCTGTAAATTCGCCACATAACCCGGGTCTGCTGCTAACAATGAAGGGTTATCGGCGATCGTCGCGCCAATAAATGTAAAGCTTTTAGGAAGGCATTCCCAGTTACCAGAATCGGGGAATCTTTCTTTTAACTCTTCAGGAGTATCGCCCCAAATAACAACATCATCTTTGACAATAAAGTACCTGATAACACCTATTTTTTCGGGGTCAGGATACCCATCTTTGCCTATCCACCAAGCCACCAATACAGCAACCCAACTGTCTGCATCTGGGTTGCAGGTTGCTATCATTTTAGGTTTGAATCCGTGGGGCGATCGCAACCTAGAAAGCAAGTAAAAAAACTGTTTTTTTGTAAAGTGAGTTACCTCATCAAAACCGATGAAGGGCAATTGAGCGCCCTGCCAATCATCAAGGTCTTTTTCATGCTGCAAGTGAGAGAACCTGACGGTTGCTCCCGATGGGAATGTCCACTCTAGGCGCGTTTGATGTGCCTTTGCGCCCCTCATGGGATACCAACGCATAGATTCATCCCACAGCCCGCCCTCGTTCATTATTTCCGGGTACGTGCGACGCAAAATTACACCGCTGTACTTGCCGTTACCCGTTAGCTTCGCCGCAGCCCAAATCAGAGCGGTACTCTTACCCGGGCCCGCGCCCCCGCCAAACACAATCACGTCCGCCTCTGATGTCAGCATCATTTTTTGTTTGGGATGAGGCGGCGGAAAAGGCGATATTTTTTTACGTTTTGCGCGGTTAGCCTCTGCCTGTTTTTTAAGGGCGAGCGCTTTAGCTAGGGTTGGCATTTTCTGATCCTTGCAGCAATAATCGGGGCGGTTCTTCCTCTACGTCGATTGTTTCCCATAGCGGGGTTTCTTCCTCAACCTCTGCCGGAGCGAGTGCCATTGCACTAACTGAGACATCCCCTAAAATTTCAAATATACGCCCTAGTTCTCGCAGTTTTAACAGATCGCTTGTTGGCGCTTGCACTTCTTGCTGGATCGCCGTTAAAACCGCAATTCCTGTCTCGTTTAAAACGCGCACCCAACCGCTAGCTAAATTTTTTCTGTATTGCCAGTAACTTCTAACCAGGTCGGGTCGCGCTTTGACTTTTTGACTGATGGCAACCTGCGATTTTACCGGAACACCAAAATGATGTTCCGCTGCTTTGGCTCCCTTGACATCGCGCATCGCTACAAGCTGGCAACACTGTTCGTCACTTAACTTTGGATATATGGGTCTATTCAAAAATGGATCTTTTTTAGCCATCGGCTATTACCCCAAAACTAATTTTAGGTTAGCACGATCGACAAAAAACGATCGCCTTTGGGGGCGATCGTTCATTGATGCAAGCAATATAATAACGAAGTTAGAAAGGGATATCAGAATCTGGTTGTATAACGTGGCTTGGCGAAAATGCAGCTAACAAAGCTTGTTCTACCGCCTTAAATACTTCGTTATTTACTCCTTTTTTAGCCAATCCTCTTAGTCTAGAAACCACTGAATGTTGAGGGTATTTTGACTCAATCAACTCTAGGGCTAAAGTACAAACAACTTGATTTTTAACGTTTATACTCAACTGGTCGAATTCAGTTGCACCCACTCGATCCAGCACTTTTTGCATCCGATCGCCATCAATTTTCTTATTGTTGACTATGTAAGCTTGATCGAGTGAAAGCATTATTTCAGAGTAAGCCATTCCTATTTCTTCCTCTGTCATGAATTCTTGATCGTTTTCCTGGGTTACGGCTTCGACTGTGCTATACGCCGTCGCTTGCAGCCCTCTGGGCGCGTTTGGAGGCTGTATTGGGTAACTTACGCCCGATCGCACGTTTTGACCTGTTGAACGTCCTGGTTGCTGTGTCTGGGCGGGTGTTCTGGTGCTGCTATTTCTGGTTTGTTCTTCCAGCGCATCATCATCCATAAACTCCGAATAACCCGGCACGTCTTCAAGCTTGACCTCACAGCCGTTGCACCTGCTAAGTACCCTGCGAATTATTTCTCGCCAATCGTGATCATTTCCACCCGGGAAATACGGCATTTCTACCCTGTTTGCAAACATATTGCAGTAGAGAATAGTGCCTGCATTTCTTGACTGGGTTCGCGTTGGATCTGCTGGTGTTGGGTTGATTCCTATCTTGCCTTTCAATTGCTCATCAGTCATTGCCGATAGCCCCCACAGCATCCCTTTACCAAATAAAGAGCTAAGACCCGTTTCAAAATGGTAGACCTGATCGTCTTCATCCGCCAGAATTAAAGCCATTTTCCAGCCTTCTTTGCCCCCGCGTTCTGCCTGGTAAATACTCAAACCCAATAACCCGCCTTTGGCACTCTCGAAACTAGGGGAATCTATGTTTACGTTTCGACCATCTACTATTTTGTACCACAGCGAACCGTACTTTCGATTGCAGTAAATAACCGTTTTTCCCAGCCTGTAAGGTAAAAAACCCGATTTTTTCCTTTCTATTCCATCACTCATTGCTCGTGTCTCCTGTAAATTTCCTTTGTCTATTGATACTATACCATAACACGCCTGACAATTCCGAAAAAAACTAAAAAAAATTTTGGGACTGTCCGATCGCCCGTGACAGCCCCGCTCAATGCTAAAAATAAGAGCGATTGCTCTCATTCCCAGCCCTGGGATTAACTTTACTTAGATTTTAGGTAGCCTCAGTTGGTCGTTGCCCCCAAAGTGCCGAGCGTAGCCTATCTCAAAATCTTCGCGGGTCGGTGCGCCGTCTAAACACGCCACCAGCTCGCGTATATATGGGGTTAAACGCTTCTTGATGTCCTTGTTGATGTATTGGTGAATTTTATCAGGTCGCACCCCGTTAACGGGCGGATTTAGCCTGTTAATTTTGCAGGCTTCCTCTGGCGTGAACTGCGAGTAGATGTACGTCCAGTAAAACTGCGCCCCAAACCACTTAAAGGCGCGATCGCAGAAGTCCTTATCGTAGAACGCCTGCCACGGGTCGGGACGGTCAAGTATCCGCGAAAGCTTGTCTACCGGGGCGATCGCGTCGCTGGTCACTTTGTACCCTGCCAGTTGGTGCATATACACGGTCGCACCTACTTTGCCCATTGCCCGTGCTAGTTCTGGGTTATCCTCAAACAACCAATCAAAAACTAAGTCAGCGGGAATCAAGTGTACACCCTGTAATCCTCCTGGCGTCTGCACTTCAGCCTTTTTTAGGTCTTTTTTGTGAACCCCTTTGTAACCTCGACTTAAGCGATTGGCTAAAGCATTTTTGGCTAGATTTGCCATCCGTGAATACCCCGCTAAAGTGGCGAACGCTTCGCCCGTCTGCGTATTGATTACCAATTCGATGCCATTGCTGTCGTAACGTGTTAAACTTGTCATAGGTTTGCTTAGTTGCGAGAAGTGAACTGCCACGGGTAAAAGGGACGTTTGCCCGTCCTTTGTGGCGTAAATATACTATACCACACCACTTTGAAGCTATCAGAAAAATAGAAAAAAAATTTTTGGAGGTCGCCCGATCGCGCCTTTTGCCCTCCCCCGCGCCTCTGGATGCAATGGGCTGTCTTGTCTTAATGCCTTGTTTTTATATATAAATGACAGCCTAGTGACAGCTAAAACCCTTGCACCGTACCGATTTACTCCCATCTGTGACAAAACTCGGACGATCAGACTGGATTTGCCGTTGCGGGGATTCCCGTTATGGGCGATCGGACAACTTACTCCCATCTACTCGCCCGCGATCGGTGTGACTCGTCAACTTATTCTCTGATTGCTTGATAATTAGCCCCTGCTAGAAATAAGCAAGCTCGTCCGTTAAGGTTAAGGTATTATATTTTATTGCAAAAGTTTTTTTATTTTTGGCTTTTTCAAAATTATTCAAAATCATCAAAAATTAGCAAACCTAAGCAAATTTTTGCCTAGTTTTGAATTTTGCTTGGAGGGGGGGTCTAGGGGGGGGTGTCTGGGGGAAGCTATTTTGAAGCTAAAATAAATATGAAATTTGAAATTTGAAATTTGAAAATTATTTTGTAATATTAATCAAGAAAATATTTTTTGATATTAATTAATGAAATATTTTATAATATTAATTAATTTTGTTATTAATTAAGAAATTATTTTGTAATATTAATCAAGAAAATATTTTTTGATATTAATTAATAAAATATTTTGTAATATTTTCTTAATTAATTTAAGCTTCAATATCAAAAAAAGCTTTAGGGGGGGTCTAGGGGGGAGGGTAGGGGGGTAGCATATAGAAGCTACTCTAAGCTAAAATTCAAAAAAGTTTGATTCAAAATATTTTTTTGCAATTTTTGTAAATTTTTTGTAATTTTTAGCAAAATTTGCAAATTTTTAGCAAAAAAGCAAAATATTATATTAATTAATGAAATTTCTTAATTATATATATTAATATAATTTTCTTTTTCAAACTTAAGTTTTGAATTTTCTTTTTTAATTTTCGTTTCATAATAGCCCCCCTCCCCCTACACTATAGCCCCCCATAGAGCCTATATGCCACCTACCTATGACCATTATACGTGCCTCCTTATAGGCTATGGCTGCCTAGGTATAGCCTATATACTACTAAGTCTAGCCTATATATGCCTCGACTATGACTATAGTAGGCGACAATACAAGCGCACCTATTGGCTTATAGGCTACTTCTATATAGGACTAGCCATAGGCTACCTATACCTAACCTTTCGATTCCTATCGCCTTGTGCTATGTCTCGATAGCCTAGCCTAGGTGCGCCATTAAGGCACGATCGCGCCTCCTAACGTACAATCTAGCCATCCTAGTATTGATAGTGCCTAACCTTAAGATATGCCCAAGGTGTCGCTTCGCCCAAGGTAGACGCGACGATCGCGCCTCCTGAAAGGTAGATCATAGGCACGAAGACACGCGCACTCGAAAGGCTAAGGCTAAACATAAGGTGGCTATAAATGCTTAGGTTGGCTCCACTTCCAATGACGCCACCTTCGCTTGTGCCTTTGCCACTCGTGCCTGCATAGCGTGTAGTGCCTTGCGCTACAAGCATCTCGACTAATTGCGTATTGGTGGCGACTACATAGCCCTCGAAGTGGTACTCGCCTGCTAGCAACGTTAGCTCGCGTGTCGTGGCGTTCCATGTGGCGCGATCGCTCGCCATGTTCAGCGTCTGGATCAATGGCAGCGTACTCTCGACCTCGTTTGGGAATGTGATATTGGCTGATCCAGGCGCGATCGTCGCTTGTAGGACTATATCTCGCATTCGAGTCCCGCTGTTGAGTGGTGGTGTCGCGAAGCTTACAACTCCCGCAGGATCTCGATATAGATAGTTGCTGGCACTTGTCGCCGCTGAGGCGATCGCCTGTAACGTGGGGCTATATGGCTGATAAGTCGTGTTGGTTATGCTATCGAGCTTTGTATTGATCCCCGCAACACGATCGCGCTCCACATTGGTCGCGCTTGATAGTGGTGTTAGTCCCGTTTCGATCGTAGTGGCTTGATTGTCGGCTGCACTCGACTGAGAACGCTCTGCCTGCATGGCGTTCCTAAGGCTTTCTGCTGATGCTTTGAGCGCGATCGCGTCCCCTAATTGCGTTATACGTGAGGCGATTTGCCCTTGGATCGCGACGATCGCCTCCAATTCCTCACTTATAGCAAGACTTTGATTGAGCAACCCTTGTGCTGGTACGTTCAGCACTGCTGCGCTGTTGGGCTGCCCTGGATCTAGGCGGGTCACTGGGGCGTTACTGGCGATCGGCGTTAAAGGCATAGCAAAATTTAGTGTAGTGTCTTCCCTATAATACTACATACCATCCAGACTTTATCAATTCCGGATGGTATATCATAATTTATCTTTGCCATTCCCAGGGCTGGGAACGATCCCCGCTTATACCCAACTCAAGCACGTAGGTAGAGCGATCGGATCGTCTTGTTCATCGCGGGGGTGGGGCATTCCACTTACCCAAAATTGCCTGGTCTTAAAGAAGGGATTAAAATGCAGTGTAGCCAATTGCCCGTTGCACTTGCTCAGCGCCCAGGCACAAGCCTCTGGCTCGTCGGCGTCTTCCCAAGATTTAGGCATCCCAATTACAAACCCTTGACGGTAGAGGAAATCGGCGACTGTGTGAAAATTATTGCGACGGTGGTCGTTGCCCCACTCGCTCCCGTCAGGCATCACGGGGATCACTTGCTCCCAAGCTTCGCGCCTTTCGGTAATGGCGTCTAGGTATTCACCCATCTGGTTAAACATTGTCACAACATCTTGGTAAGCCGGCCATGTGCCGAGGTAAGCTGCGATCGTCTCTGGGGTTAGGTTAGGGTGTGTCATGGTGTTTTTTCCTTTGTTTTGTTGTTCTATGCTATACTACCGTGCCAGCGCCGGGAATTCCGCAAACTTTTAAAAGTTTATTCCCGCCGCAGCTCAATGAAGGCGATCGCCTATTGAAGTGCCGTTAAAGTGACGGGGGTCGATTCAGTGAACACCCGATCGTACCATTTGACCCCTTCTGGAATCCCAGGCACGGGATTGGTAGGGTTTAAACCAATAACAAAGTATGCGTCTAACTCCACGTTGTATACGATATATCCTTTCTGATCCCCTTTGTACAAAGCCCAAAGGTAACAGACTCCGGGCAAACTAACATCTTTGTGGTAGTCGATTGCGTATCCAGCGCCATTCAAGGCTTCATAGATGAGTCGGAAGGGGCGGGCGATCGCTTCGTAATCCGCTTGTAGCCACTCAGGAGCGGGGATCATTTCAGTCCAAGGGAGATGGCGCTTGGACTCTGCGATTTCTTGTAGGGTTGGGTATTGACTGGTCATGGTTGTTTACTGTTTTGTTGTTTTACACTATGCTACCGCAAGTGCTGGGGATCACGCGGCGTTTTGTTCACGGGGATCGAGGAGTACGATCTCGATCCCGTACCGATTACGCATCTGCTGTTGATAGTGCCAGATCATGCGGTGAGGGATGCTGACTTGGGCAACTCGGTTCTCAGTGACTGTCTGGCGATCGGTAACTCGTCCCAACATTAGAGCGTGAGAGGCATAAGCCATGTAGTAGCCATTGCTGCCGTTAGAGTTGGGCTGGTGGATCATGACGATCGCCCCTTGCTCGTGGCTGTCCGCCCATTGACGGGCTGTGTCGCTTACCGGAGCGCTCTTCAAGAAAATCTGATGGAAGAGGATCTGATCCTGAGTTGTATCCGAAGCCTCTTTGAGTGGCACTTCGATGTTTACCACGGTCTTTGTAAGCTTGGCTAACACTTTACGCGCCTCTGTTTTCAGGGCTGAGTGCTTAAGGTTCAGCTTGCCTTCGTAATGACCATTTGCCCGCAGGGCTTTGAGTGTAGTCTGTAGTGTTCTGTAGCTTCCTGCGATCGCGTTCTTGAGGTCGTTGGCGTTAGGTGTGAGTGTCATGTCTGTGTCCCGTGTTGTTTTCCTTTGTTATATTATACTACCATACCAGCGCTGAGAATTCCGCAAACTTTTAAAAGTTTATTCCCAGCGCTGGGAATGAGTGGGTTAGTCAATGAACTCGATACTTCCGCCCTGCGATCGCACGGCTTCCGCCAACTTGGTCGCGACAGAAACGTGGATGCTCAGCACGGGGATGTCGGCTCCTCCCATGCTGTGATATTCGAGCATGAGTCCCGATCGCGCCGCTAAGTTGCAGGCATGAGATCCATAAGTGTAATACCGAGAATGATAGTGTCCCAAGATCATTACAATATCCGCTTTCTGGTCTTTTTTCCAGAACAGCCAGCGCTTAGCAGCCGGGGGTAAGTAGATAGACTCAATGAGTGCCAAGGTTTCATCGACTGAGAGAAATGTTGAGACTGGGGTGAGTGTCATGAGCTTGAGTTCCTTTGGTGTTTGTTTTCCTTTGTTATCCTATACTACCATATCGGCGCTGAGAATTCCGCAAACTTTTAAAAGTTTATTCCCAGCGCTGGGAATGAGTTAAGGCATTGTTTTGAGTAGTGAAGCGTACCAAAGAGGCGGAACGCTATACCCAAAGCCCGATCCCGTGGTTTTAGGGCTGTTGGGGTACTTAAAGGTCGGGGGGAAGCCTGCGAGTCTGCTATAGGCTTGTAGATTGAGATTGAGCCACCGATCGCCCTCTGGGAGATAGAGGCACGAAACGTTGGAGCGCCCATTAAAGGCAGAGTCCCTAAATTTGGACTTAAGCATTGTGGGGATCGGTTCAAACCATCCCCGCGCCTTTGGGACTTTGCCGCTTGTTACGCGCTCGACATACAGCGGCGAGGGCTTGTGTTCCGGATACTTGTTGCGATTTTTATAGTACCAGGCAGCAGCAGAGGTTAGCTGGCGCTCGGTAGGCACGATCGGCTCGAACGTGGGGATCAAGTCCTCAATCACCTTGTACCAACTGATCCCCGCAGGCTGGATGGGCGATCGCCAGTCGCCAGCGAGGGATGCTGTCACGATCAATCGTTTCCTAGATTGACCAAAGGGCGCTCCAATGCAGATGGTTTTGTGGTTGAAAGTATAGCCCAGGGTCAGGGCGCGATTTTTGATATACTCGAACTCTGGGGATCGGGCATATTGGGGAACCTGTTCGAGCGTGAAGTTTTCCGGTCTGCCGTGGGCGATCGCATCCATAGCGGCGATCGCCATTGGCATATTCGCATGACTAGGACTCCCAAACTGGGCAATAGAGAAGTCCGCACACACGGGACTAATGTGGGCAAGCTTAGCCCCGATCGGGAGTCCCGGGAAACCCCACATCGCGTAATCCTGCACGGTCATCAAATAAGTGCGATCCCAGCCGTTGAGCTTGTGGATCTCGATAAAGGCTTCCGACAGCATCCGATCGCTAGGATCGCACTCAACTCCCAACACGGGGTCGATCCCCGCTAACTCCATCCCGCACTTAATCCCACCGATCCCCGAAAATAAGTCCCATCCGATCATGATTGTCTCATCCTAGTGTTAACAGCCCCTAGGGGGCGTGAGTTTTATTCTGGGAATCGCCAGCCTCCGAGGCTTTGTAAATTGACTTTCCTTTTGACGAGTGCCTCTGCGAGGTCGTATTCACAAAGTTGGTCGGTGTCCCAGGCTTCTTTCTGTGTCATGATCCCCCGTCGAGACTCGCTGGTAGGAAAACGCTCAATTCTCCAAGAGTCGTCATAAGCCGTAAGGGCTAGCACCGCATTTACTCGGTTAGTTCTGTGTCTGAGCTTCCACCTGAGAGTCCCAAGCTCGCGATCGGCAAACAAGGGCCCGATCTGAATCGCATCTAATTCCAAAACTTGATTCAGTACAAAAAACTGGTAGCGAAGGTGTTCCCGGGATCTGTCCCCAACGTCAAACAGTTGAACCTGATATCTTTCTAACATCAGTTGCTGTGACACCAAGTGTTCTAAGCAAAAAAGCTCGGCGATCGTCAGGGGAGCCACATCTAGTCTCGACTTGATCTCATCAAAATATTTTCTGTGGTCTTCGGGGTTGATAATGTCCATTTTCCTAATCTCCTTTGCTGATACCATAGTATACAATTCCGCCTGCTGTAAGTCCGTACAGCTTTAGAAATCAGGGGCGGGCGATCGCCCCGTGCAGTCTAGATCCCCAGTGCTGATCGCGCGTCGAATTCTGCTTTGTGCTGGGCAATCGATTCCTTGATGCTGCCAAAACCTTGCTGGGCAAGTACAGCGTAAATATGCTTGCAGGCAGGGGCTTTAAAAGCGGGGCGCATCTCCTGAAAGTCCTTGCACCCGCACTCATAACGGGGTTTGCCGTCCTTGACCTTGTAACCCACGTAGTTAACTGTCCCGGCTTCCGGGTTCTTGATCCAAAACTCGGTGCTGCTGGTAGCGCTAACTGTCAGCGATGCCGCGTTCGCCTTTCTGAAGTTTACGAAGTGATTCTGAAAAAGGCTTTTTTTGTAGAGTCGAGGGCGCTTGCCCTTTACCAAAATCCAGATCCCCGACCACCAAACTTGCATTTTCATTAGTCGCCGGGGGAGTGTTCCCAGTACGCGGGCGATCGCTTCTTTGGTGTAGATAATTGCGTCTTGAACTTCTTTGATGTCTAAGTTGGGCTTCATGGCAGTCTGTGGTGTTTGTTTTCCTTTGTTATACTATACTACCACATCGGTAAGGTTAATCCCGGAAAGTTCCGAAAAAGTTTTTTAAGCTTTCTCTTATTTGATGGTTAAAGTGGCGACGAGTCCAGCGCGTTACCTGGCGTTTAACCCATTTTGTTTGCTTGGGCGTAGTGATAGAAACCTTGTTGTCATGGATGGCATGACTACGCCCGCCCCCAACTTTCCGATAGTTTTCTTTGTTGTTTCTGTGCATTATTATCGATCCCAAACTGTTATATCTAAATGCGGGAGTTCATCCTCACTCACGATCGGTTTTGCTTTTTGGTCGTAGATGTTGATAGTAGCTCGCATCAACTTTCCGCTCAGCAGGATCTGAATGTCGGCGTCTGTCAGTACCCGGCGGCAATCCTCGATGGGGAAGGTATAACCCAGGCGTCGCATGACTTCGCTCAACGTGGCGATCGCATTGTCCTTATTCCTTGCGTGAGGGTGGCTAATAAAGTAAGTGATAGTTGGCTCCATAACTCTGTCCCTTTAATTTCCTTTGTTGATGTTATCGTATATCATAGCATACGATCATGTCAAGGGGTATCAGGATAAATCTTGACTTCATTCCCAGCGCTGGGAATGGGATCAGAAGTCGAGTTCAAGGGCAAGCTGCCGCCATTCGCCATTAGAGCTAATCTGGGAGCCATCGGTGAGGAGCCAATGGTCTAGCGCGGCGCTGTGCTTGAACGATCGCCGCCAAAGCAGGGGCGGGGTATAGCCAAAGGTTTCATAGAAGCGAACGCGGGCTGCTGAGGGACGATCGCCCCGCTCGAAAGCGGCGACCAACTCTTCCTCATAGAAGGCTTTGTGGATGCGCTCAGTTCCCGACAGCAAGGCGAATGGGATACCTTCAGGCGCGACCGTGCGTTTGGTTTTGAGATCAAACTCACAGCCACAAGCGCAATGGGTAGCGCTAATGTACGATCGGATGTCGCAGTTCTCGTCAAGGCAGGGCTTTGTCGGAACTTCCCCGGGCTGAAAGTCTGGCAATTCGATGTCATCAGGAGTGTAAACCAACTCCTCAATCCTGCCAAGACGATCGACACAGCCAGTCAAATCATAAACGGAAAAGTGAGTTTTTTTAGTCCCATCCCTATACGTGCAGGGGCGGGCAAAACGCCCCATCACTTGAACGTAACTAGAGTGAGAATCGGGATCGATCGCGAGGATTAAGTTAGTGGCGCAAGGGAGATCGATCCCCTCCCGAAGCACTTGACAGCTTACCAAAACGGGGATCTCCTCATTCCTAAACCGCTTGAAAATTTCCTCTCTCTTATTGGTTCCGCCCGTGACACAGATTGCCTCAATCCCTTTCTCGTTGAATCGTTCTGCCATTGCCCGCGCTTTCGGGACAGATGGGGAAAAGACGATCGTCGGGCGTTTATCAGTTAGGCTATAGATAAATAGGATGTATTCCGGATCGAATATCATCTGACCAGTAATAGCATTAGGCGTCACTGCGTACACCGGACGCACCAAATGTCCCATGTCGATTAGCTGGGCGATCGTTGGCGCAAATACAATATTTTCCCGAAGGAACAACTCCCCGAGCGAGGTGTACTTGTCGTTACGGCGCGGCGTTGCTGTTACCCCGATCGTTCGGTTCTTATGCTTCCAATATGTATTTACGTCCGGAATCCAATCCCGGATACATTTAGGAAAGGCTGACAAATGCGCCTCATCCAGAAACGTATAATCCGGTCGCAGCCAATCGATCCCTCTTGTGGCGATCGCCTGGTAAGTCGCGACCTGAATTTGGGCGCGTCGGGACTCCCGCATTGTTCCGGCGATCGCCCCAACATCCAATCCCCAATAGTCCTCTAACTCTCGAATCGTTTGGATCACTAACGACTTTCTAGGGACAATCACTAGCGTCCGGACATCCCTTTTTCGGGACACATCGTTGACTATCTTTCCCATGATTGCGGTCTTGCCCGCACCTGTGGGAGCAATCAATAAAGGGTCTTCGCCTTTGGCTAAAATCTCCTTTACCTTATTTGCACATTGCATTTGATACGATCGCAACTTTCTCATCCTTAGACCCCCTTTACTTTTTCCAATTCTAACATATTATATCATAAAACGCAAGGGCTTTCCGGACAGTTTTCCATTCCCAGCGCTGGGAATAGATCCCCGATCGTCCTTTGTAGTTCTTCATGTAGTATGCAATGTAGTATTAAGATTAATCTTTGAGCTTTCCCGGAATTGAACTTGCAAAAGTGTAGATATAGATAAGCAAACAAAACGATCCCCGCCACACCGGATCGGGCTGTAGCGAGAGAGGGTAGAGGATATAGCAGCGAGGGCTACATTAAGGACGATCGGATTGTAAGGGCGCGATCGTATCGCCCAGAAAACAGCTAGGAAGGCGCAGGAGGCTCCCAGAATAGGTTGTGACAAGGAATTAGCCAGACCTCGCCCCTAATGCTCACTTTAAAGCCATTTCCTTCGCAATCTAGAAGGCGAGCTTCCTCAAATTGTGGGCGATCGGCGCGATTTGTTTGTACCCACACAGTAACAATTTCAGAATCGCGAGGTTTGTCCCCCTCCTCACCCGGTCGCGCCGTTTGAGTGCCTTCGCCCCCGATCGCGCCCTGGGAGCCAGTTTTGCCCGATCGCGCCCCGTTTTCCTCATTTTCTGGGGGTGTCTGGGGTTCTGTCTTATCTTCCTCCGTTGTTTTATAAATATAGTCCGTACCCGTGACCTCTGGCATAGTATAGGTTTCTGGCAATTTATTGCCATCAAACCCTTCTATTTGCGTTTGATGTAAATTAGGAGTATCGGGAATGGCTGAAAGTCTATCGGGGTCTAGGTTTGGGCGATCGCCGCCGTCGAATTCTAGGGAATCTTTCGATAACCTTTGCCTAAATCTGCGATCGACATAAGAAAATAGCTCCTCCCAGTTGTCGGGGTGGCACTTGGCGCGATCGTACCAATAGGTATAAACGCGGGTTCCTTCAACTCCGGGAAGGGGCTGGGGGAGTCTAATTTGCTTTTTGCAAGGTTTAACTCCGAACAAGGGCATCAGAGTGCGGTTGATAAAAGTGAGGTTGGTCGAGTGTCCGGGATGACCAATTACTCTAGAGATCGTTTTCTTCCACCGCACAGCGCGTACAAATTCCACAACGTCGGCGCTCTGGTCGCTGTAGACGTGTCCGTCTAGGAACTTGTGGAAGCCCAGAGAGTGCATGATCTTGACAAACAGCCAGCGATCGGTCTTGACGCGATCGGGAATAAAGAAATCGAGGTCGCTCTTATCCGCCCATTGCTGCGCCTTTAGCGCCTCTGACTCCTCAGAATGAGTAAGTAGCCAAAAAAGGTCTAACTGGCTGCTTAATTCGCGTTCTCGGTAGCGGATTCTGTGTATAAAGTCCACCGACCACAGTGGCGACTGTTGCAGCCCCGGAAATCGGCTCAGCAGTTTGTGCTTGATTACCATGCACCGTTCCTGCCAGTTTGCATCAAGACTCTTGCCCAGATCCTCAGCTTGCTTGTCCGTAATGTCTGGGGCGTTGAATATCTGCTGGCACTCAATTAGCTGGACTTCGACCTTGGCTTCCTTGTAGGCAGTAGAGTCCACTTGATGCGCTTGTACCTTCGAGGGCTTCATGCCCATCCCTTCAAAAGCGTAATAGAGAAACGAACGGTAATTGCGTTTCTCTAAATACTCGATCGCCTGCATCTTTGCCCACGCCTGAATGTGGGGACTATCTAATTGCGCTCTGAGGGTAGCCATCACTTTGTCGCCTATGTCCCCAGCGAAAACACCCGCCTCTGCGGTGATGCGGGTTGCCAAGTCCTCCAACAAGATTTGCTCAAATGCTCCAGCATTGCGCTTGTGGTCAATACCAATTTGAGGTGCAAAAACAATGACGCGATCGGGGTTGCGGACGCGGCGGGACATTTGCACCGCTTCATTGATTCCGACAACTCCTGCAAACCAGCAGAAGACGGTATCAAACTTGCCTTTGTTGTTGATAGAAACTCCACTCTCGACAGTAGGAGTGCAAGCGATCCAGTTGACGCGGTTGGGGTTCGCGTCTATGTATGCGTCGGGATCTTTCAAGAAAGCGCGAACCCACTTTTCCGTAACAGTCTTAGAAGTGATCAAAAGCCCGTCGCCCCTGAGTTTCTGTAACTGTTCTGCGATCGCCTCCGCCTTTGTAATGCTATCTACAACTACGGCGGGCAATTTAGCCTCTAGAATTTGCAGGTTTATCCACTCGTCAACTTGCTTTTTTGTCAAACCATCATCATCAACAAAAAACAATGGCGGCGTTGGGCGATCGCTCTTGTTGTCATATTTTGTTACTAATTTTGTCGGGTCGATTTGCTCTACATATTCAACAAGCCAATTGGTCATGTTTCCATCCATCAAAATGATCCGGGAGCATATTTTAACAATGTACTCGAATCTTTTGAGGATATCCAAACGTTTTCCTCTCAGGGTAGAACTGCACAACAGGTGTTTAATTCCTGTCATGGACTCATCCAAAATAACGGTCGCCCCGATAAATATTTCCGGGGGAAGCTTCAGTATTGAATCAAAGCAAAGTGCAACTCGCAAATTTGGATCTTTAAATCTCCCATACGCATGATGCAAGTCCAAATGATCGAAGTCCCACCTGTCGCACAGTTGCTCCTGAAGGGAATTTCTGTGTCCGATCGACCCCATCACGCCATCGGCAGTGGCGACATTTTTGACCTTGCCGTTTTTCTCGACCTTTTTGACTTTAGCAACTTTCTTCGCTACCCATTCAGATTTGCCGCTGTTGAGATCCGATCGCACGACCGTTAGTGTCCCGGGTGCGGGTTCCGGGGCATCAAAGAAATAGTCCCGCGTCTGTCCGCTGGTAGAAGTAAACTGTCGGTAAGCTCTCCACAGGCGCGTGTGTTCGTATTCAGTCGCAGACTTCGCATCCCGCAAAGCAGTCTCGATTACTTCAAATTGACCTGCCACAATGTAATCGTCCGCGCCTTTGTGCGGGCCCGGCAACTGTGCAATCCTTACGGTCGCCCGACGGAACTGACGGGACAGTATCGCCGCTGCCTTAAACTCGACAGTTGCCTCAAACCCCATGCCGGGACGGTAATCAAAAACTATGCAGATGCTGCGTCCGGCGCTATCGAATTCCTTTAACTCCTCTCGCAAAAGCCGCTCAACAACCTTTCCCCAGTCGTCGCGAATCGCTCTAAAACCCGTAAATATTCCCGGAAGTGCGATCGCTGGAATGCCCCGACTAATCAGCGACGCCGCCTTCTTTTCCCCTTCAACAACAACAACGGGCAATCCGTAAAACTTTACCCATTCCCAGTAGCTCATCTCTGGGGGCTTGGCGACTCCAAAACGCTCCTGGGCTTTCTTTATTGCCTTGCGTCCCGGCTTGATAAAAGTTATAGGAGTGATGCGTCCCAGTGCTGATATGTAGCGCTTGGGCTTCCCTTCCTCATCCAAGTAAGGCGACCCGCCCAGCCAACGCATCCGATCGTTACATACCCAACCGAAAAAGTCCTCGACCTTGTTAAACTTTCGGGCCCAGCCCCTAGGCATACACCCGTTATTCAGTTGACCCGCGTCCGGGTAGGCTAACTCGAAAGCTTCTTTTCCCCAGATGGGGGCAAAGTTTAATGCTTGGGTTTCTTCATCAATTCCCGATCGATCGAGATCGGCTTTAATGAATTTTTTGATCTCTTCAAGCTTGACTAACTCTGCTAAGTATGTCATAATTTATTCATAGAAATTGTTATTTCCTTTTTTCTGCGAGCGATCGTTCCTAGGCGACAGCTCGCATTTTTGTGTACGTGTTTCCCAGTGTACCGTCATCTCGCCATTTTGGGAACCCCTGCAACACATAATCTATTCCCAGCGCTGGGAATCGTTACACCGTAAGGGTTTCAACGTTGTACTCCTGTTTAGCTCGCTTCAATTGCCCAGTAATTATACTATACCACAATACAAAATACTCTCAGGACGATCGCCCGTGTCACTGTTAGGGAGTGTATTTTATAACTATAGTAACAATCAATGACACGCTCAAACCCTTACCCAGTCAACGCCCCCGTTGTTTGTAGCGCGGGGGTAATTTAGGGTTCCGCGATTCGATGCCCGTAACACTTCCCCAGGAATCGCCAATAAGAATGCTGCTACGAGGGCGAGATGAACACAACTGCGAAGGGCGAAGTATTTTGCTCATGTCGTGATTACTTAATTTGTCGGTGACGAGTTTACTCAATCCAAGTAGGAGATAACAGCTTGGTTACTATTATTTCTATTGCCTCATCTCCTGACAACACATCTCTAGGCAGTTGGCGAGCCTCCTCTACACTGACAGGCACCTCTC